AGTGCTCCAAAGGCTTGAGCCAGGTGGCCAACCGCAGATTAAATCTGGGGGATCTAGCATTAATCAGCCGTGGTTTGGATGCCTTGAGGAGGGGATTAAACTTCTCCGCCTTAACAAAAGACTTCAAGGTTTTATCCGCACTCGACAATGTGCCATCCTCAACCAGCGAGATCCTGGCTTGCTCGTAACGTATTGCCAACCTACCGCTGTAGGACTCAACAACCTTCTCCTCCGTCCACGGCACTAGCTCTGCCCGCCTCACCAGCCGACGAAAATCTCTATAAATGCGTCTGGCATAGTTATTGGCAGGGTAAGCCGGAGTTGGACCCAAAGTCCTCATCACTAGTGCTCTGTGTTCGTTATGGATACAGTTGGAGTGGACGGCGGGTGCCCAGCACCCTTCCACCTCCGGCACGTGACACCAATACATCCTCCGTCTTGCCGGGTCACAGCTAGAACTATCCGGAATCTCAGCGGGCAGTGAGATAGTCGCGTCCGCCCTGAGTGCACTAGTGCACCAGTCCGTACACACGCCTAACCCGCTTCGACCTCGGCAGCCCTAAGCCTTCACCAGCTTGACATGGTACTTGGGTATCGTCGCGACCAGGAACAGCAGCAACCCTGAGTACAACGTCAACCACGGATAGCTAAAGTAGTATGACAACCCATAACGGATCGCCACCCTAAACCACCACTGGCTAGCAGGCAACCAATGCCAGATGCCAACAAGTAGTGTGCCTACCAGAAGGAAGATATGTCCCCAATAATGGGCGCCACCTTCACGCAACAAACCGGTGGATGTTTTGACACTCCAGTCGACCACCTCGTCTCCCCGCCTGCCTTCAAGAACACGAAGGCTTACCACCTCGCGGTTGTTAGTCATTACCGCACAAGTGATGGTTCCATGCAAGACCCAGGCTAATTGTTCAGGGCTGAGGCCCAGGTCTTTCGCCATCTGTGCAGCGCGACTCCTCAACAGCTGTAAGGAGGTGGTGTCTCTAGGTCGGAATGCCATAAAGCACACCATCCTAGCCAACAAGCGTAGCGAGACTCGGATCA